CTATCTCCATATTGCTCAGCAATTATATTTCTCGCTTTACTTATTGCCTCGCTAGGGTTATCTGCTCCTAGTGTTATTGCTTCACCTTTTAGATCAACCAAAATAGTGTAATCATTTACCTTACGCATTTACTTCCTCCCTCTTTCATAGTGTTTAGTTCTTGCGTAGTCATATCCTTAGCCCACTCAGGCGCTTCTCCTGTTGCCCACTCGTGGGATACATCTAGGTCAGCCTCTTGCCCCTCTGCCCAACCTGTTTTAATAAGTAGCTCGCTATCATCATCAAAGAATACCTGTTCAATTATTAGACGATAGGTTATCTCTTTACTTCTTACCTTCATTATCTCCCTCTCTCTCGTTAGCGTAGTCAAGGATTACCTGTAAATCCTCTGCTACTAGGTCATTATTATCGTTAAACCTTCCCTCTCCTAGATAGGGAAGTTCCCACTCTTGCCCGCTCCATACTGTTCCGTCAGGGAAGCGCACTTCCTCCGTTGCGGGATCTATCTCCCACCCTTCTGCCTTACTCCACTTGACTATAAAATAATGCTCTTTCATCTTAGACATTAGATCCACTCCTCTAGCTCTATCGTATCGAATAAATCAAAGGCAAAGGCGTTATCGTAAGCCTCTTTCCCGTATTTATCTATGAACTTACTAATTGCTTTACCCTTAGCCTCCACCTCGTTATCTGCCTCCACGCTAACGCTTAGGGTTATGTCGTATTGATACTCTTTCATTTCTTGCCCTCTCTCTCCCTCTTATCGGTTATCTTGCTTATGATTACTAGCCCTAGATAGATTACTAGGGCATAGATTAAGACTTGAACTGCTCCATCTTGCCATCTGAAAGATAGCTCAAAGATATCGCTCACTTGCTCCCCCTCATCATATCGGTAAGGGATACGCGCTCGGCTTGTCCTGCTGGTCTTTCATATTCCCAATTATTACTTGCGACTATATCGCAAAGAGCCTTGCGGATCGCATTACATAGAGCGAAAGCGAAAGAGCTCTCCCAATTCTCACTCTCGCAGGCTTGATACTCATAGCAAGCCAAAGCGCCTAGGGCTTGGGCAATAGTAGCCTGATCATCATAAATACGCTTAAACGCCCGCCCTCCTCCAGCGTTGAGCCCGTCTTTAGGGTAGCGAGCCCATAGGCTCGCCATATTCTCTAGGCGTAGCTCCTCCTTAATTAGGTTAGAGGCGGTGTCCTTGTAGGAATTGCCTCCTCTTTCAAACTGTATTTCTCCTCTAGGTGGGAGAATATCCTCGGACATATACACCCAAAGACCCTCACGCCTCCACCCTGCCACACTAGCCAATAGGTCTAGCGTGTCCTCATTAACCATATAAGCAGACATTAGGCTACTCTTTCCTCGTAGTTAGGATACTTCTTAAACATCTCAGACTTCTTAGCGCTAGACTTGGAGGAATAGAAGTCTATGCCTAACTCTTGCGCGATAGACCATAAGCCCCTATTCTTTCCCTCTTGCGGTAGGTAGCCCAGCTCTAAGAGCTTCTTCTGAGCCTCATATAGATATTGATCTCCATAACCATATTGAAAGGTTAGAATTGCCACTTGTCCGCCATCTACCCATAAACGGGCGGAGAAGTAAGAATTACCATTTACTCTATCGAACCACTCGCGCCCCTCAATAAATAAAGAGCGATTTATTTTCTTTTCCACTTTCTTATCCCTTCATCATTGGAGAGATTAGCCCCTCCTCTCCCCACTAGATTAAGCTAATCTAGCAGGGAAAGCAAGATCTAAACTAGCTCTTTAAGCGTGTCTATCACTTGCGAATAAGTAAGATTTCCCGCGCCATAGGATCTAATTGCCCTAAGCGCCTCCTCCTCCCCTTTCACTATTTCAAGCAATAGAGCGGGATCTACTAAGAGCTCTCCAGCTAGGGAGGCGATAAGATCGCCCGCGCTCATAGGCGCTAGGTATTCAAGAGACCCTTTACCCTTACCATTTAGCCTTACACTATAAGCCACTCTTAAATCTAAATCGCTCACGCGCTCTTCTCCTCTTTAGTGTTGAACCCGATCCCGTATTTCTCTAACTCTTTCCAAGCTGAGAGGATTTTTTTCTGCTGAGTTAGCGTGATCTCAGCGTTAATTATCTCCTCTCCTTGCTTTACTATTCTCACCAGCGTGGCCTTAGGCATTACGCACCTACTAGCTCACGCGCTAGGCGTGGGCTCTCACTTGTGAGCTCTTGCGTGTCTGCTATATCGAACACATAGCGCCAAGAGAAGATGGGGCTCTCTTCTCCAAGATCATCAACACGCACGCCAAGCGGAACTAGGATAGCGATACCCTTAGCGCCTTTCTTTATTGATCTGCCAGCCTCGCGCCAAGCGTGAAAGCCCGCGCAATGCGTGGCGCTTGGGCGCTGGAAGAGGATCATCAAGCAATTCTGAGGAGAATAGCTAGACGATAAATTGCTTGGAATTGTCGGATTAGTTGCGCCAAGCTCTTTAGCGCTAGCGCGTAGGTTATCTATAAATAGTTTTTTCTCTTCTTTAGATCTTGCCATTTCTTTATCCTTTCAAGTGAGCCCGATCTGAGCTCATAAGAGTATGTTATAGCAGGCTAATCTATCCCGCAATAGATAAAGCAATAAATCTTTCCAGCGTGTCGGATCGCGTGAGCTCTAAGCCTTGAAAGTCTAAGGCTTAAGTATAGGTTGAGGGTTGATAGCTTATCGGTAATAGTGGCGTGATCGTGATAACTCAAGCCTACGCATTGAGCTATCTACTGCCACGCGTGGCGTGGCATAGTGGCGCGGGATAGATAGCGGGAGAGGGTAGAGCTATCGGCTAGGGCTATCAGTTAGAGATATTAAATAAGGCAGGGAGAATTATTAGGGGAGAGGGGCGCTAGATAGTGCCGAGGTGTTAGCAAGCCCCAGAAAAATAACCAGCAACCAGACAAAACAGACCATAACGCACAGACTACGCAACCACGACAAAACGGACACCCTAGGCGTTTAATCTTGTAGGTATGTATAGTATGTACCCCAACAAAGTTTTTTTCCTAAAGTGAACCTTGATCATCTAGTGTCCTAGTTTGTCCGTATTTAATTGTGATGTTTACCACAAAATAAAGATTTTTAGAAAGAAAGCGGGAAATGACTATTTTTTCCCGCCTAATACAGTATAGGAGCAGTAAGCGGGCTACTGGTAGCTTACTGCGGGCTACGCTCACGCTACGCCCGTCTAAGGGCTGTAGCGGACTTACCCCTCACTTCGTTGTGACTCGTTCGGGCGCTCAAGCCCGATGACGAGGCGCAAGTCGCCTCATTTAGTTGGGTGTAATCTATCTATAATTTAGGAGCCTGCTATTTCTAATAACACTGCTGATATAGCTAAGAGGGTAATCCTTAACGCTGTAGCAGAGGGTATGACTATAGAGACGGCTTGCGGTGAAGCTGGTAAGTCTATGAAGACTTATGAATACTACCGTAGATCCGATAAGGTCTTCGCAGATAAAGTTGATAGAACCCGCCTAGGACTTCGTTCCAAGAACTTTGCAGCTACCGATGTCCACGACCTCGGCTTCGCCGAGTTCCGCCAGAAGTTCCTTCATCAGACTACCTTCCCTCACCAGCAGAACCTGGCAGATGTTATAGAGGGTAGGGACCCTTCTTGGCACCATCCCGCTATGAAGTTTGAAAAGGGTATTGCAGATAACCGTATCCTTATCAACATCCCGCCAAACCACGCCAAGTCAATTACGATTACCGTAGATTATGTAACTTGGAAGATAGTCCAAAATCCTAACTTTAGAGTCTTGATAGTATCCCAGACTCAGCAGCTTGCAGCAGATTTCTTATATGCTATCAAACAGCGCCTTACCCATCCGATGTATGAGACCCTACAGCAAGCCTATGCTGCTGGTGTCGGCTTTAACTCTAAGTCTGCTACCTGGACTACCACTAGAGTTACCTTTGGTGATGAACTCAGAGAATCATCTGAGAAAGACCCAAACCTAGAAGCTGTAGGTATTGGCGGTCAGATATACGGTAAGCGTGCTGATATGATTATTGTTGATGATGCTGTTACCTTAAAGAATGCTAATGAATTTGAAAAGCAGATTAGATGGCTTACCCAAGATGTTAGATCCCGTCTTAACCCTACTGGTAAGTTAATTGTTATCGGAACCCGCGTTGCCTCTGTAGACTTATACAAAGAACTACGCTCTCCTGATAGATACCCTGGTGGTCTGGTCCCTTGGACATATCTGGCAATGCCAGCATTACTTGAAACCAATGAGGACCCCACCAAGTGGGTAACTCTCTGGCCTAACTCAGACCAACCCTTTGATGGACAAGGCGATGCCGATAAGACAGAAGAAGGTTTATATCCTCGCTGGAACGGTAAGCATCTTTATGCAGAACGTCAAGCTATGGATGCTCAGACTTGGGCTTTAGTTTATCAGCAGCAAGATGTTTCAGATGATGCCACCTTTGACCCTGTATGTGTAAAGGGCTCTATTGATGGTATGCGTAAAGCAGGTAGGCTCCAGATGGGAGCCCCAGGCCATCCTAAAGATTTAACTGGTTTTTCTTTTGTATGTGGACTAGACCCTGCAATGGTTGGCGATACCGCCGCTATCTGCTACGGCGTAGATCGCATTACTCATAAGCGCTACATTGTAGATGCTATCAAGATTACTAGACCAACACCTGCTCAGATTAGACAGTTGATTATTGATTGGACTAACGTCTACGCACCTGC